TCAAATGACTTTAACATTTTAATGGCTGCACTGTGGCCTCTATGTTCTTTGTCTATCCACCAAAACATTTCTGCTGCAATAGTATCCTCAGAAAACAGAGGATGAAAGATAGCTCCTAAGAAGAACCCTATTGCTTCGTCATCTATCTCAGCTACAAGGTAGTAGTAGTCTGGATTATTAATTATAGCTACAAAACTTTTAGTAAACTTATCTTGTTTAAAGGCTAAGTTGTAACCGTTCTCTTTAGCTTCTTTAGAGAACTGTTTACTTAGTATAGCTAGATTAACAATGTCTTCTTCTGTTACTCTTTTAATTTTAGTAACGCTGGTTACTTGCATCAATAACTCCATAGCCTAGTAGGATGAAGTCCTTGCCTTGTTCACTCTCAAAGCGCAGACGGGTTGATCTACCTTTACCACGAAGTTTAAGCCTTGTCGAGATAACACTTGAAGGATAGTCCCAAGTATTTAGATCACCCACTACTGGCATAGTTTTAAATCTATATGCCTGTTGAGCAACAGAAGATGGTGTACTCTTGAAGTCCCAGAAGGAAGATACAAACAGAGATGAGGGATTGATAGGCTCATACCCTGCTATCTCGTCACCTGTCCAACCTGTCTCAGTAGTACGCATATAGGTTATGACGTAAGGAGAAGTCTTCTGGTAGAACAGATCCCCTTTGAAGTCATAGCCAGCTTCTGCGTAGGAGGAGTAGTTAGTTGTACCCCAGTCTAAGTACGTGTTACTTGAGAAGGTACCCATAGTTACTTTACCTGTAGCACCATCTCTAATAAGCAAGACAATAGCTGGATCACCTGTAATGTAGTCAGTGTACTGTGTACTGATTACATCGTCACTGTTAGAGATGACATCATCTGCTCCTGATACGACATCTAAGATTAACTGATCTGAACCGAAGCCTGAGTAGAAGCTAAAGCCCATGATGTAGTCAGTGTTAGTTGCCTCATCTGATACTGTCCAAGGGTAGAAGGCTTGGAGTACAGTGTCTAAGATAAGGAACTTATTAAACTTGTTTACATTAGTCTCACCATCTTCAGGGTAAGTCCAGTAAATCTCTTTATTGATCCTGTCGTATAGGGCTGTAACCCTAGACTTAGAATCCTGGCTGATGTCATCCCAGAAGGTTTGGATAGTACCAACGCTTATGTTTTCTTCTTTAGCTAAGCCTGATACTTGGTCAAAGGTAAGAGCGTGGATACCAAACCTAGACCACCAGAAGGGAATACCTTCAGCCTCTACAAACGTCTCAGCACTTAGGATACCTACGCTAGAGATAGATTGGATAGAGTACTCAGTAGCACGGAAGACGTTATCAACACCATTGATCGACCACACACCATTGTCAGCAAACACGTAGAGGTTAGCACCGTAGGCGTAGAGGTACTTAATGTTAACTGCATCTGGGATAACAATACGACCACCATCGGTGTCTAGCAGGTCACTGATGTCCTCTGAGGTGGGGTCGTTAATCTGGTAACATAGACCTAAGTCACCAAGGTTATCAATCAAAGGAGAGAATAAGATAGATCCTGAGTTCTTAGAGCCTTGAAGACCTGCGTAGAATACACGACCAGCAAAGGCAGCTACTGATTTAAACCTAGATGCCTCAATCTCTGTAGGTAGTCCAACAATACCTGAAGCTGTAGCTCTATCCTTGTTAAAGAAGTTAAGGATGTAGTGACCGTTACCGATAAGGCTAGTACCTGAGTAGATCTTCTCCCACTCTGTTACAGAGAAATCACCACTAGCATCTTTACCTGCGTACCAAGGGAGGTTAAGCGGAGGGTACTCAGTATTAGCTGCAATGTAAGTAGCAAGAGCAGCAGCACCTTTAGTGTCTACCCAACCTGAGTTGTAAGTATCGTACTTACGGACATCAGTAATAGAACCTGTTGCAATTCCTGTTGAGTAGTCAGCTTTAGTTCCTTGCCATTCAAAGTCACGTATCTTAAAGGAGATAAGGTTTACTGAGAGTACCTCAGTTATGTTATCACGCTCAATGTAGATAGTTTCAATGGCTGGAGATGCCACAATAAGGGCACCCTTGAGGGATGCAAACTGACACTTGACGTTAGCTGCTCCTACACTACCTGCTACTTCATACGTAGCTAGGTTAACTGTCTGAGTAAGTTGGTTGTCTGAATAAGGAGCTGATGCCTTGTTATAAAAGCGTAGAGTAGCACCAGTTTGAATAACTAAATACTCTAGGCCAGCCTGACCGCCTACGTTAAGCCAAGTACCTGTGTGTACGAGGTCAGTAGTAGCAACAGTAAACGTAGAGAGAACACTATTGTCCTCAGCTATAGCCCCTTTACGACGACGACGAGAGCCATCACGACGAAGGTCACAATTAAGTTCATCAACGGAAGCATCAGGTGGGAAAGTAAGCTCACCAGCCTCAGTTATCAAGCCCTTGATGAAGGTGTTGATCGTCTTCTGGCTCTGACTTTGCGGCATTTTTTACCTTCTTACGTTCATCAAAATCTTTGTTGAAGCTAGCCCGTCTAGCAGCTACAGTCTCTGGCATAGTCCTGAAGTACTGAGCGACAGCTTCTCTAGCACTTGGCATATTAGAGAACTTACCTTTAAGTTCTTCTGGTACTGATCCCTTCTCAGTTATGACTTCAAAGAATATAAAACCATCACGAGACTTTCGTATAGTGAGGGGAGTGACCATCTTATCGGACTTACAAATGCAGGTTAGCCTTGCAGGGTCTTCAATAAATTCCAAGGGGATTACCTTCCGTAGTGTGGGCGTTTATTGGCTCGTTTAGTTTTGTACTGGTCATTCTGTACGTATGACTTCAGACGACGAGCAGCTTGCTCAACCTTAGGATCACTACCACTCTTAAACAAAGAGAAGCAGACAGACTTACTTTCAGCTAACAAGTATGGAAACATTGTGTCATCCAAGTCAGGCTCGAAAGAATCTGTAATATTAAAGGTTGGGTAGATAGTTCCGTATGCTTGTGTCTTACTCTCTTGTAACACAGCTTCTACAGTAGCATCGTAAGAGTTCATTACAACGTACTGGTCATCAAAGCTTGTGTAGTAGCTAGGCATACGATCATTATAAATAACTAGAGATGTACCTGCTGACTGATCTGGAACCAGGATAGCATTGTCAGTGTTGTATCCTTGACGATCTAGGAAGTGCAGTGGTTCAACAAACACTACTTCACTGTAGTTCAAGCCACCGTTCAAGTCAGTGTTATAACGTAACGTAACAATCTCTTTAAGGTTATTAGGATACAAGAAGTGAGTAGGCTTAGCACTATCCGACAATGAAGTCATCTTAATAAGACGCTTATGCTCAGGGATCTCACGAGCAGAGATGATGTTAAAGTATGTGTCTTCAATTACAGAAGCAATCTGTTGAGCTTCTACTGTGTCGCTAATGGAGTTAACAGCCTCTGAGTCCATGTCACTCAGGATCGACTGAACCATAGAGAGGAGAGTAGTCTTCATTATGTTCTATCCAATACTACTACAAAACGAAGGGCTGCTGTGTTGGTAGAGCCACCATCTGATGCTATGGTAATAAAACTATCTGCTGTTACTGTGTTGTTAGACGAAGGCGATAACGTATCTACGTCACCAGCAGCTGATCCTGAATATGCTACTGTTATAGTTCCCATAGAAGCAGCCGCTGAATTCTTAACGGTAATAGTAGAGTCGGCAGAAGCTATAGAAGCTTCAAGCACTGTGACAACTTTACTTATAGTGCCAGCAAAGGGGATAGGTACATACACTGTAGAAACAGCAGAAATATTGTCGATATAACCTGCCAGAGTTTCTCCAACAAGGGTTTCTTTAGCTGTCCATGCCCCTGAACCTGCGCCATTGGCTACGTAGACCTTACCTGAAGCGGCAGAGGCTACACCCTTAGGTTCATGTAGGTATGGGTCTGTTAGAGTATTATGGTTTACATTAGCCATAGTGTGCCTATCCTATTAGTATATACCTAGGGGGTGCAATCAATAATGCAATTATACAGTGTTTAGAGAATTTGTCAAGGGGTAAAGTGTAGGGGTGGAACCTTTTATAAGCACCACCCCCTTTGTTAAGCTTAACCGATATATTCGATAACCAGTTTAGCAGTACCAGCTGTGAATGCAGCGGTATCGTAGTCTAGCGATACGTAAGCAGGTGCAGTACCTACTGTTACTATGCCACCTACAGCAGCACCGTTACAAGCAACTACGTCACCGATAGCATCGATAGCAGTCACTGCAATAGCAGCATCAATACCGTCAGCGTCAATAGCTACACCAGCAGCAGTTTGCAAACCAATGTTCAGAGCAGCAGTTGCACCAGCAAAGGCAGCCGAAACAATTAGGCTAGCCCGTGTGATGTATGCACCAGCAGGAATGAACGAGTCATTAGCAGCAGGAGCAGCAGCCGAAGAACCGATAGTAGTTGCGTCTGCGATGTTAATTACTAAGTATTTAACGCCGTATTCAGCACCACCAGTTAGGTTAACTTCACCTTGTGCGCCATTGGTAAGAACCAAAAGGCCGTCAGAGTTAGTGTAAGACATTTTCTATCCCTCCTTATACGTTGGTTTTCGTGATAACACGAACCATGTTTTCAGGACGGTACAACTTAACACCGTAACGAGCAGTAGTTACATACTCATGACGTTGGAAGTCTTTGCTGTACTCATAGTCTACTTCAGGCATTTGACGCCATGCACCAACAAAAGGATTGGCAGTAGAGTTAGCCGAGAAGAACAGGTTAGCTTTACCGTTGACAGACGAGAAGTCTACGTTTGCAGGAGTCGAAGCTTTGTTAGCCAATGCGCTATCAGTTGCAGTAGCCAAGTAGTTCGAAGTGTAAACGTCGAAACCGTATACGTTCTTAACGAAGCGCATACCTGTTGCGATACCCGCAGACACGATACCTTCCCACATTGGGTTGTTAGCAACCGTAACGAGGTCAGACAAAGTGTTAAGAGTGTATTCGCAAGAAGCGTCAACAATAGCAATCAAGTTTGTGTCAGGCACGTTAGCCTTTTTCAAGGAGAAACGAGCACGAGCAAAGTCAGCTACTGCGATAGTAGCTCCTGTACCCGAACCAGCCCAACGGTGAGCTACACTGTCGATGTTTTCGGCAGAGTTAGCTGAAACACCAGTCTCAGGAGTAGCAAATGTTGCTGTCTCGAAGTGTGCCATGATAGCACGTTCTTGCTCAGGAACAAAGCGGCTCATCAACTCAGCAGAGTAGAACGAATCTTGCTCAGCTTTTTTGGTGATGTAAGAAGCGGATGACAAGTATTTGTCTACGGTGAATGTGAACTCACCAGTATCCATTGGGCGGTATACAACAGCCGAATCTTCTACATAGTTATCAACCTGTGCTTGACCGATTGATGGGATAGTGAATTGGTCCCCGTCAGGGAAACCATCAAGCATACGCACATAGCGTTGGGCTTGCATTTCGTCACGCAGAATCTCCTTAAGCTCACCTGACCATACTTCAGAGCGAGTAAGAAGAGACATATTGCTAGTATTCATACCAGACATTTATCTTCTCCATAAATTAAAGACCGAACTTAGACCCAAGACGCTGACGATCATTCATCAGTTGTTGTTGTACTTTGGGACTATAGTACGTCGATTTGTTTTCCCGACGAAGGTTCTGGTAATAGTTCCAGTCACGTTCCGTCGAAGCTTGCATATTGACACCTTCTGTACGAACAGAACCTTGAACCATTGGGCTAAAGGATTTCTTCTGTTCGCCTAGGAGAGCAAAGAATGCAGTGGGTGACTCAGCAGCAATCTCTTGCATACGTTGTACTGTCATGCCCAACTCAGAGGCTTTCTTCTGGATCACACTTACAGCTTCAGTGCCATAAGACTTCTCCAACTCTCCGTCTACGATTGCAAGATTCTGCTTTACAGTATTGTCTTGGTCACGCTTAGTCAGTGTCTGTTCAACAAGGCTCTTTAGGGATTCCTCACTCACTTGGGGCTGGGTATTGCCGTCAGTATTAGTGCTACCATTATCTTTATTATTGTTTGTGGGTGCTACAGTATTCACGTTGGTAGGAGCCGTGGCCTTATTCTGTAGTTGGTCGAGTAACTGTTTAGAGTACTCCTGTTTCCCTAGATCTTCACGCATTGCTGTGAGTTGATCTTCGAGAGTTTTAATGTAACCATCAGCTTCTAATTTGCCTTTGGCTAGCACTTCAGGGTCTTTCCAGTTGTCGCCCTTTACCGCTACGAGCTTAGCTAAAAATGACTCTTGTTGTTCAGTAGTCACAGCTTGTTGCTCTGCTGCCTGACTCTGGCCCTCTGGTTGTTGGGCTTGGTCAAATACACTCATTGTTAATCCTTACGGTTAAGGTCTATTAAATTTAAGATGTCGTCAAGTACAGCATTGTACTCATTGACAGCCACTTGCTTATACTCCCAACCTGGGGAGTAATCACGAACAGCATCACGCTTTAAGTAATGTTGTTCGAGAATCTCTCTAAGATCATCGAAGGCGTTACGGTAGTTTAGTACCTCACCTTTACGACGATCACGTTCTTCACCTTTAAGACCCTTGAGCCAAATGGTTTGCATTATGGTTTCTTTTTCTTTACAACTCGTGATGCAGTAGTGCTTGCTGTTGGAAAGATTGTTTTGTTTTCAGTACCAAAATACTTATCTGCATACTGGGCCATGCCAGCGGCAGTATAAACAGCACCAAGGACAGGAGTAAGAATAGTTTTAACACCTGCTTCATAAACTTTTTTGGCAAATGACTTAGGCTTAGTTTTAGTACGCCCTTTAGAACCCATGCCACCCTTAGTTTTAGGTTTAATTGCCATATTTAAATTCCCATTTGTTGAGCAGCCATTAGTTGCTCTTGGTTAATCATCTCAGCGTCTTGTGCTGTCTGTTGTGTCTCAAGTTGCTCAGTGATAGCTATGTTCTCACCGAACAGTCTAGGTTCACCAAGTTCCTCAGCTAGGATACGAGCAAACTCTTTACCTGAAAGGTGAGCAGCTACTGTAGGATCAGCCAACTTAACTTGGTACAGTTGTGTGAGGTTCTGTACACGACGAGCACGTTCAGCGAAGTGACGAGCACCTACTGGAACGATCTTACCCTTAGCAGTGATGTCCTCTTTAGTGACATCCTTAAAGAGCATAGCACCTGTAGCATCATCCATGACACGGATAGTATCACTCATGTTCATGTAACGACGAGCTACCTCAAGCATTGAGTTCAAGATTGGCTCTAGGAAGGTACGTTCGAAGTGAGCAGTCTTGTGTTCAAAGATACGAGAAGCTGAGTTCTGTAGGCTCTGTACTTCGAAGGCTGTCTTCTCACCAGGAGTACGTATACCCATAGCTTGCTTAGGAGCACCAGCCATCTCCTCCATCTTATTCTCTAGGAGTTGGATCTGGAGGTCAGCCTGAAGTGCTGTACCGTCTGGTTGTAGGTAGCCTACGTCACCCTCTTCACCTAGATAAATACGAGCACCAGGTTCGAAGTCGAAGTCCTCTACGTCACCACGGATCTTCATGATGGGGTAGGCGATCTGATCGAACACATCAGCCTTGAGGTTCTCTAGGTGGTCGATACGGTACTGCATACCAACCAAGTTATCCAGTGGTCCCATAGCGTACAGGTTGTCAGGACGGGGCCTCCAGCCAGCGTGGTAGATAGGAGCCTGTCCTAGCCAGCTAGGGTTCTCTTCGTTGTTAATGATGTACGCACGGTCAACTACTGTGATGATACGGTCAGTCCACAGCTTACCTTCGTTGTAGTCATAGATGTCACCGTAGAAGGTAAGTATCTCAACGAAGTTAGACTCGTAGTACTGTTGGATAGATGAGAAGCCATCAGCAATAAAGCCAGAAGCTTTGTCCATCATGCCATCACTGTTACCTACAGTAGCACGAGCGTGAAGCATCTTATCCAAGACTTTCTTAAAGTAGTCATTGGCAGGATCAGCTTCTACCATCTTCTTAATCTCACCTAGAGTTAAGATACTCTTAATGATCTTAGGTGTCTTAGTAAATGAAGATGCAGTAGGGTTGAATACGATGTCGTAAGGAGATACACGTACAAGCTTAGGGCCTACGTACTGAGTAACAAGCTCACCACTCTCTTTGATCTGGTAGTTGTCTTCCCAAGCTACGGTAGCAAAACAATTCCCATACTGAATCCAATCATAAAGGAGATCAGAACAGATATTAACGAAGTCAGACTGACGTACTTTGTTATCCATGTAAGCTTGGATGACATCACGTTTAGCTTTGACATTACTTGCAGTTGTTTCAGCTTCAAAGCGCATCCACTTCTGTTGAGGAAACAAAGTAGCAAAGTAGTTCGCATGAAGGTTATCCATTATTTGAGTTAGCTTAGGGGTAGTAGTAGTGTTCGACCAAGGGAGAAGAGCATTGCCTGTAGTGCTAGTATCTGTGGCGTACAGATAGTTGCGAAGCTCTTTCTTCTCTTCAGTCCACTTAACTTTAAGCTCTGACCATTCACGCCAACGGTTAGCAATCTCTACAGCCAAGTTGTCTGGCCCTAGTATGTGCATGATGTCTAAAGTTTCACCAGCCATTATGCAACACCTCTAAATTTATGTGTAGACCAAACCACGTTGCTCTTCCTTTGTCTATGAACATTCTTACTTGGTGCAATAGCCATATCAACTACGGAAGCTAGGGCATCAATTACGTCATCGTGGGCAGGATTACGTGTGGATAGTTCTTCTTCTAGGATCTGGATGTTTCCACCACGATAGTGCCATATCTGCATATTGTCATAACGAGGTTCAAGAATAGAAGCGATACGTTCTTGTTTGTTACCTTGGTATTTATTAGGACGATACTCTTCGATACTTATGGATAGTCCGTGTTGTTTAATTAGTTCTTTAAGTTGTTTAACGATTGCTATCTGAGCGACAGAAACCTCAGCTCTCATCTTTCTGAATGACCACTTGTTAGACAGAGTTAAGATGTGTTCAAAGTATTCAACAATTCTATCAGTCTTGAAACGATCAATGTCTAAGACGTAAACATTGTTCTCCGAGTCAATACCAATAACGACAATAGCTGTAGAGTCAGATCGTTTACTTAAACTAAAGGCAAAGTCTACAGCAGCAAAAACATTCAAGCGACTATCTTTGTAGAACCAGTAACCATTCTCAAGCTTCAAGAACTTACGGTCGTAGTACTGGAACTTATCGCTACTTACAGGCACGTTGTCAGGGTCAGACGGATCGTTGTAGTACTGAGCACGGAACTGCCCTTTGTCTAAATACTGACCACGCTTCTTAGCTAAGATCTTAGCATCAAACCCAAACCACTTACCGTCTCTACGTTGCTGACGAGGCCATAGGAACTCACCAGTGCCATCTCCGTTTTCTTCTACTGATCTCTCAAAGACTTCGTAGATACCCTCTTCAGCGATCTTGTTGAACTCCTTATCATAGATGTCTTCAGACATAGACATAAGGTCGTTGTATAGATCAGCAGGATGGTAACGAGTTCCTACCACCCACTCTCTTGCTTCAGCTCCTTCAATAGACGATAGAAGCGAGTATTGACTCTTGACCTTATTTCTTCCTTCATTAGTGTAAGCATTTTCGTACACAACCACATCGTCGAGTACAGCAATATCGCAATGCATACCAGTAAGGGAGGTAGTAAGGCCGCCAGTAAAGACAGAGGGATCACGGACATTCTCTTTCTTACGTAGGGGATGGTCTAAAGCAATCTCAGAGTTAGTCCACTTAGATCTCTTACCTTCATCTGCAAGTACATGGTCGGGCCAGTACCTACGGAAGATCTCAGAAGTAAGAATACCTTTAATGAACCCTAGTTGTTTCTCAGCAAGGTTAGCAGTAGCTGAGATGTAGAGGACACGTAGAGTAGGATCTTTGGTTAAAGACCAAGCTACACGGTAGGCAACCATACGTGACTTCTGATGGTCACGTGGGAAGAGGACTAGCTGGTGGGTCTTAGAGTCTTGACGAGTCCACCAAGATAGTAAGTCTGCGTGACACTGACCTAATACTTGGTCAGGTGAAACTAGGCGAATAAAGACTTCTAAGTCATTTTCAGCAGCCGCTCTGATTTGATCTACAGTAGCGTTCATGTTGTGTAAATAACCTTGATTCGTTATATGTGTTGCAATTATACAACAGTTCTATTACTTTGTCAATAGCTTGAGACTATTTAGCTTTAGTACGACCTTTAGAACCCATACCACCTTTAGCTCCAGAAGCTTTAATACGAGCATTACGGATTACTTGAGGAGCACGAGCAGCCTTTTTCTCTATCTTATCCCCTAGCTTAGACATTGCTTCACCATACTTAGAGGAGCCGAAGCTTGTGTTACGCATAGCCATTGTGTATTATCCCTTAATTAGTTTGAGAGCTTGCTCAAGTGTTTCTTTATTACGTCTAGTCCAACCTTTACCAAAGGTAGCAAAGGTACTTAGGTTTTCGTAGAAGTGTTGTCTAGCTTCATACATCTTCTCGACTAGCTCCGTAGAGTCTTTATCACCAATAGCACGTAGAGTATAAGGACCAACACCCCCATCTGCAACTACTCCTACAATCCGTTGCAAAGCTTTAACTGGTCTGCTCATACCTGAGTTAACACCCCAATCAAATACAGTCCAATCAACACCAGTTGAAAGATCATCACAACGAGCTTTATCCCAGTAGTTAGCTTTGTATAGTGGGGCTACAATCTCAGGAGTTAAGGCTCTCATCTCATCTTCAGTTACGTGACGACCAACAAACTGCTCGTATGTCGCACGGGTAACACCAAGGTTAGTCATGCCACCAGGATCTTTAGGGTGATTAACAAAGCCACCTTCGTGAGATAGTAATAACTCTAGGCAGTGGTCAAAGTTCTTTTTCATTTAGTTACCTTCTGTATCTTTTCAAAAGTTCTTAGCCCACCTAAACCAAGCATACCTAATAGGATTGGCATCAAGTCAGATGTATTTAATTGAGGTAACGGAGGAAGATCTACCCCAAACACTAACAGAAAGAATACAATAAAGGGCTGTAAGATAAATGCCCAGAATAAAGATAGTCCACATATCCAACCGATAGCTGGTCGCCAACCACCTTTGAATAAAGAACCACTGGCTGCTTCAGCTTCATTTACTTTTAACTGACCAAGGGCTAGTTGCTGTGCATGAGTGTCAGCCATAGTAGCTATCTCATGCGCCAAGGCTGCGGCCTGACTTTTATCGGGAATTATCTTATCAATGATGCTAGTTACTGGGCCGATAAGTGTATCAAGTAGTCCCATGTTTATTTTCCTTTTACGTTTATGAAACGTATCTGAGGTGTCCCTTGTGCTAGATAAAGTTTAAGACCGTACTTAAGTTTTATTATTTTAACAGGTACGTCTTTATCTGGGTACACTAGGTTAGTGTTCATTCTTCTTAGCCCAAGCTGTCATCCCCATGAAGCCAACTACGATGCCCGTCTGAGCCACTAGGAAGGTGTTCAGGAAGCCGCTAGCAGTGTTCATGCGGTCTATGCCCACAAGAGGTGTTAGAAGGGCCACCACGGTCAAAATAGAAGATAGCATAGCTACCCATGCCATGAGCCTTTGTTGGTCTTGCATCTTGTCGTTGTTCTCAATCTGTAGCATACGCTCAGAACGAACTAACTCTTCGTCAGTTACAATGCCATCACCATCAGTATCAAACTCGTTGTACTTAGAGTCATGTTGTAATTGTTTCTGTGTCATTTGGCTGGTCGTCTCTTAGCTTTTCTAGCTGCCTCAGCTTTAGCTTTCTTGATAGTACCTTCTTTAAGTGTACCGTCACCAGCTTTAGTAGGAGCAAGAACTATACCAGCAACCATAGGTAAAAGACCTAAAGATGGTTTTGGTTTAGGAGCCTTTGTAAGATACTTATTAGCTAGACCTTGACGAGCACGACTTCCCTTTTCAGAAACAGAAGAAGCTTGGTTAGACACTTTTGTATTTGCATTTAAAATCTTGTTTCGTTTTATGTCTTGTAGTGTCTTAGCCATAGTGTTAATCCTTATTACGCTTCATCGCCTACTTTGAAACAGACAGGTACTACGCCGTACCCTTTACTTATTAGCATCCTACCATAGTTAGCTGCATTAGCTTCACACGATTCTTTACTAAAGAAGAACTTACTTGTATTGGCTCTCATCTCACAACTAGAAGCTAGCGTATTAGTACATAACAATATTACTGCTACCCACATGATACCTATCCCTATATAGCTTTATTTGTCCATGAGAACCAGGTTAGAAAGATTATTAATCCTAGGCCAATAGTCCCAAAGAATAGACCTACTATCCAGTTAATTATGTTGTTACGTATTTCTTGTCTACGATGCTCGTGGTCTTGGCGTTGCTTACGCATCTTACCTTCTAGTGATACAAACTCTTCCCACTTACTTTGACCGTAAGCGTACTGAATGTATTGTTTAAGCTCAGCCCTCATGGCTAGGGCCTTCTGTTTAGCTGCAAATACTTCGATAGCATCTGCCTGTGCTGAGCCTGTCATGGACTTCCACCACGGTGGGTTCTGTGCCTGAGCAGCCATGAAGTCTAAGTCAGAGATAGCATTAGCCCATGAACCTAATTGTGCCCCCATGTCACTCAGCTCTTTACCAACTTCAATACCCTTCTTAAGGTAACTGAAGGCAGTACTGGCTGCAGCCATGAGTGTAATTGGGTCCATTAGACCTTGTTCCTAAGCGAAGCCTCTATACTATCAAGCTTACTAAAGATAGCTTTAACGGTGTCTCTCATCTCTTTCATCTCACGATCATGATGAGTCTTATCTATGTCGATCTGTGATTTGATTACGGCAATGTCTGTGTGGTGGTCAGCTTGACGCTGATAGATTACCCAAACGAATGCAGTCACTGGGGCTACAACCCATTTCATTATAGAGTCAAGCATTTCCATTTACTTTAATTACCTTCTCATTTGGGCAACTTAGTCCGTAAGGTAAAGCTGTTCGATTACCATAAGGACGTTCAATAGGCAGTGGGAGTGGGCAGGAGTAGACGCAGACTGCCATTAGTGTTGATGGATATACCATAGTGTACAACACTAACGACAGAGTGCAGAGCATTACTCTTGTGAAGCAGCAGCGTAAGCAGCCTTAGCTGCATCTGTGAATACTGTGCCAGCAATCGCTTGAACGTCAGCGTCCTCACCAGACAAGTCAGCATCAGGTGTCAACACATGGCGGTGGAAGGTGCGAGAGATCTCAACATCATCCTCTGCAATGATTGTCGCTGTGCGAACTTGAACCACTGGGTAGCCTGCAGCCATCTGCAAAACCTCGATCTTATCGTTGGTAGTTGATTTAGTTAAGGCCATATTTTATCTCCTTTGGTTGGACTGTCCACGCTCAAGGCGCATTAGGATTCAAGTGCCGCCACACGGGCCTCAAGTTGTTGAAGTGCAGCAACAAGTAATGGAACTAATTTAGATTGATCTATACCTTGAGGGATTATATTGCCGTTTTCATCTACAGCGTCTTTATCCCCAACAACGGCTTCAGGCACGACATCACTGACCTCATGTGCAATAAAACCATCTACCGTTTGACTAGGCTCAGAGATAAAATTAAATCGTGAGGGATTAAGCTGTCCAAGTCGTGTCATAGCATTTGAAAGAGAGACAACATTTTCTTTTAAGCGATAGTCAGAAGATGTTGCATAAGCTGTTGCTGATCCACTTGTTGTTATTGATCCAACTTTACCATTTGGATTGTAAAACTCCTGATGTGTTGATGTAGATGCGCTGTTGCTTGAACTTTCAAGAGAGTTTGAGCCAGACGAAATAATTTTACCTGTACTAGCGCCAGTGTCGCTAAACGATAAAACCTTAAACGCACCGGACATCGTTAAATCTCCGGTCATCGTAGTTGATTTTGCAACATCTAGCGTAACGTGATTGACACTTGAGCGAATTAAAGACTGTAGAGTCGAGGTGATCAGTGCGCCACTAGATTGGGTATTGTCTTTGTTTTGCGGAAGATCGACAATGCAATCTTCAAAATTTACAGTCGAATTAATTGTTTTTGGAGAAACACCAGCACGTTGGGCCATGCGCCCACCGTTTATAACGAGTCCACGCATAGGGACAGTGCCCCACATATAATATCCATTAACTGGGCTGTTCGTTCCGCTACCATCTTCTAGGATTTCTCCGCATTGGTTGTAAAAACAAATCCCACCTAGTGATGGTAACCCGTCTGTTTGACCGTTATTAATTGACACATACGCACCTCCAGCTTGATGCCCGTAGCAATCGACAAAAGTAATAGCGCCAGTGCTACCACCAGAGCGAATATAAATACCGTAGCTCGCTGCATCATCTATTCGATTTTTAAAATCTACATTTTTGAAAGACATTAAAACATTGCTGCTTGCAACAAGACTGTCAACGGTATAAATGTCATCAGCTTGGCTGGTAAAAAAACAAATTTTTCCAGTTGCCGTTTCAGTAAGATCGAAGATGCAATCTTCAAAACTGTTTTGCTCAGAAGCTATAGAATAAACAGCAGCTACACTTGCCACGCCCTGAGTGAATACTCTCTTTATTTCATGCAAACCTGCGCTTGCTGACGTATCTCGGCCAAAGAGCAAATGCGTTTTGGGTTCAAATCCAGAGCCAATGTTGATGCCAATGTCACGAAGGGCGCAACCTTGCGCACCCTTAAACGAAATTACAGAAACACCATTGTGATGACCAACAATCAGTGAAGCAGCAGTTCGTGAACCAGGACTATGGAAGTTTTCACCCACCATCTCAACGCCATGCTTCATCAGCAAAGTTGATGTTGTTTTATAAATCCCTTTTGGAACAAAAACAGTCCCGCCAACGTCAGAGCCACCTTGAGACGTGACAGCATCAATCGCATTTTGAAACGCTGTTGTGTCATCTGTTGATCCGTCCCCAATCGCCCCATAATCAAGAACATTGGCAACAGCACCTGAGTGCATACGATTGTGAATTTTTGTTAAAGCCATATTATCCTCACGAAGTTTGATAACACAATGATACAATTACATCATTGTTGTCTGTGCCAGTTCCTAAGTCTGCGGGTGCTAATGGAGTGTCTGCCGTATTCCCACTGGTTCTGTAATACAAAAATATGCTGTCACTAACGGCACGAGCAATTCTAGGATTATCACCAGAAAACAAACCGCCATAACAGCCAACAGCATTTTTATTACTAGACGCAGTAAATGGAAGTCCATTTATTTTAACAGTTCCACTGGCAGAGCCAATAGTAACGGCATCTGTTCTTATAGAAACTCTGACGTTTACCATATTTCCAATCTTAGTATATGTTCCCTCAGTGCTACCAGAATTGTAAGTAACACTGGTGAAGTCAGTCCCTGTCGTGCTGTATGTTGGCGTCCACGTCCCCTCTTCATAGTCATCGAACAGTTCACTTGTGCCAGTGCCAGCGGTGGCAGAGAAGTCGATGCCTTTGCCTGATGTGCCAATGACAAGGTTGCCGTTAGATATGGTTAAATCTCCACCCTGATCCAAAACCATTTGCTCAGTTAATGTCTGGCTGCCGTTTGGAGTTGTTTTAAACAACAGCTTAGTTCCACCGTTTGAACCAGTGTAAGTCTGTGTCGCCTTGCCCTCGACAGAAGCACCATCATAAAAAGCAGTTCCAGTTGAACCAGCAAAAGCAACAGATCCAAGCATGTCATTTACAGTTATTGCAGTGTGAGAACCTATAGATGTTCCCAAGCTGTGCGCCATGCGAAGATATGGTTGAGACGATTGTGAACTATTCCACAAAGAAAACTGACCAATAACAGCATTGTCAGTTGTGGTGTCTACATTAACTGTTGCAGCTTCAACATCGTTAAAGCTTGGATTACGACCAAAAATGCCGCCTTGTTGTTTAATAGTCATTTACACACCTCCTGCACCAGCACACTCAACGGCAGAGCTGCTAATGCCCTTCCAGTGAACCATTGTTGTTGAACTTCCAGCACTTCTAATCGTCGGGCCGTTTTTAAAATCAGAGCCATAAGAAACAGTTCTGCTTCCAGTTGCATCTTGAATGAATCTAATATAGTAGTCTTGTCCATCAAAGACTGTGCTTGTTGATAAGCTAGTTACGTTTGCACCTAAAGTAACCACGGCAAAAGACCCACTTTCAAAATCAATGCTTAACGCACCAGATGCTGAATGCGTAATGCTTTGCTTTGTTTGCCCTGCAACATGAAATTGAGCATCAGTGCCAAGTGTAATGTTAGCCCAGCCACAGCCCTGCATAAAGCCATCAGGAGCCTCAACGATCAAATCACAATCTGCGCCAACATTAATAACCTCTGTGTTTGAAGCAGTGCCAGCATCAATAAACAAACATCCAGATACTCTAACTCTTGCCCGTCCAGCAGGGCCGCCAGCATGTAAAATTGATTGGGCGGTAAACGAATTAGTACCACCAAGTCGGCAGTGATCGAATAAAACGTCACTCGTGCCAGACCCAAGTCTTACATCACGATCCGTGTTCCCTTCAAAGTGACAGCTTTCAAATACAAGTTGATTAGGCGCAGCAGTTGACGCACCAGCAAAGAAGCCTGTTGGGTTGGTCTCGATGTTCACACTAGATAAAAGCATATGCCTAAGAGTGCCATCTATCTGAATGCCATAGGTAGCATTGCCAGAAATAAAGCCTCCATAGATAGATGTAGACCCTCCTGATCCATCGTCCCGATAGCCAATATCACAGTTGTTAATTACAAGGTTGAAGAACTGATTTGCAAAACCATCATTGATTAAACCGACACCGCCTGTAAAGTCGTAAACGCCAACATTGTAAAAGGCTGAGTTTTTAGGCCCACTTCCAGAAGTATCTTTTAGGTAAATGCCATTAGCAGTCCCAGATGCTGGACCTTTTACCCTAATGTCTCTCATAATAATATTATCAGGGCGCAATCGCAAAGCTGTGCCACTGGATGCTGTCATAGAGATAATAGATGATGCTGTGTTTTCTCCGTACAAAGTCAGGTCTGGATTTGATGTGTCAGTCGTATCAAGGCCAGTTACATTGTAGGTGCCAGAAGGAAAGAAAAGAGAACCACCGCCAGCATTCTGAACAGCATCAATCGCAGCCTGAATAGCCGCAGTGTCATCCGTCACGCCATCACCGACAGCACCGAAGTCTTTGACCGAGACTGACTCTTGCAGCTTGGCTAGTACTGTACGATTAGTAGATCCTGTACTACCCTGTGTGTAGCCTATGTTAGCTGCATCATCTGCACTAAAGTCTAGGGTACGTGTAACAACAATCTCAATACCTGAGTTAAGAGGAGGTGCCTCTGAGAACGTAAGAGTAGTTCCTGAGATAGAGTATGTTGCCTTTTCTTGATACACACCATCAATATAAACTTGTGTGTTATTTTTAATGAAAGGTTCGTAAGACATGGAGAAAGCTACTGTGCTTCCGTTGCCGATATGGCTGTCTGAGGATAACGTAGCACCGAAAGCATTAAGATCACTTACTGTAACGGCAGTACCAGCTATTTTTAATATTTCAGTACTTACTATGTTGGCGTTTAGAATGTCATTGGAGTTCATATCCAAGTCAGCATTCATGGCGTTAGGTGTGCTACCATCCAACGACAAGGTATTGTCAAATCCAGTTCTAAGTGCTGAGAAGTTATTATTCAGTTGCGTGTTAGACGCATACCCAGAACTGATCGTTGAGATCGTAGGTTTCTTAGCCATAGCGATTATATCCTAATCTTGTGTACAGGAGTTATCTTATTCAATGCGCTCTTGGTCGTCATTCAATTCGACTACAGCAGTCCCTGAGGTGTACCCACCAGTCTTGATACCTACACGGTAGTACATTGGGTTAGGCTCAAAGCCTACCTCCTCTGAGGGGGCAGTCCAGGAGTCTACATCACGCCATGTGCTATTGTCACGGCTACGTTGTACTGTAACCGTAGCGGCAAAGGTACCACTCAATGAGAAGCCGAAGCTACCACGAGTCTCCAAGACATCGCTAAAAGTATTCTGTGCTGTAAGGGAAGCTGTTATTACAGTCATTTTTATCTAACCTTTTTTTATTCCCACTTTGTGGGAGCTAGTTAAGTTTGTTTAAACCTAGACGCTCAGCATCTTCATTCAAAGTGAGGAGAGCTTCTTTATTCATCTCTTCCTCCTCCTTCTCTTGAAGCTTACGCTTAGCCTGAGAAGCAGCTTCTTTATCTAACCAACCACGATCTAAGAGAAGCTTAGCTGCACCAAAGGAGGAACGACCACCACTTCTCATCTCTTCCGCAATAGCTTTAATAGCTTCACTCTTAACTTTAACTTCAGCCTCTTTACGCCAACGAGTAATGAAGGGCCTCAGTACTGGAGACTTATTAAAATCTAACCACACTTCCCATGAACCAAACAGTGTCATAGCAAACTCATACTCAGTTGGGTCGTTAGGCACTAAGCTTAGGAAGAGTTGCTGTAACGACAAGAAGTTCTTACCTCTTACAACTATATCTCTTTCCTTTAAGGTGAAGACAGCCTGAGAGGGATCTGTATAACATAGCTCGTAGAACAGACGCTTAGTCATAGTCTTACCGTTAGCAGCTTTTAACTTATCAATGGAGAACATCATCTTGGTTACTGTGTCCCATATTATGTATAACTAGAAATCAATGATGTTGCAATTATACCACACCTTCTTTAATCTGTCAAGCCTACCTATTCCCAGTAACGATATATTACAAACTGTAACATTACGTGATGTAGGGGTTGACAAGACCTCCAAAACCATGTATAATTTCATTACCCCTTCCAGAGGGGTCCTAATAGTATCCCCCCTTACTTAAAGTAAGTTCCTTAAAGGGTAGCCCTTACTTAAAGTAAGTTCCTTAAAGGGTAGACAACTCCTTCTACTTAGATATTATAGGAGTAGTAGTAGCCTTCAGCTATAGTACCCTTACTTAAAGTAATAGCCCCCCAGCAAGTATACCCAAAGTATCCGAAGGATACCATAGTAATACCCTCCCCCTCCCAGGTTTAGTCCTCGGAGGGTTTACTTATTTATGTGGCTTAGTAAAAACTTATGAGAAAATCTGTAGGTGCTATGTACATATAGAAGGATACCCCCGTGACCCCCTTCGTACCCTCGCAAGTGTTGCCTAAAAGATACACCCCCTGGGTCTTTTCTGCCATAGTGTGACGTAATTACAACAGGTTATACCTAGTTGCGAATGATTCTCATCTAGGATATACCTTATAGGGGCAATA